CTCGAGGAGGACACGCGCCTTCGGCTCGAAGACGACACGGTGAGCCCGAGCGGAAAGCCGTGGGACGACTGGTCGCCGGCCTACGCCGATACGCGGGGTCCACAGCACAAGCTGCTGTTCTCGACTGGCGCGCTGGCTGACTCGCTCGAGTACGACCGCAACGGCGACGTGCTCGGCTTCGGCTCGCCGCTGCCCTACGCGGTCGTGCAGCAGACCGGCTCACGCGACGGCCGGCTGCCCGCTCGCCCGTACGTCGGGGTCAGCCGCGAGCTCGAGCGCTCGCTCGACAACATCTTCCCGGCCGACTTTGGGAGGGGCTTGTAATGGCCGTCACCGAGCCGCTGCTGCCAAAACCGTTCGAGAGCAACCTGCTCAAGGCCCGCGACATCGTGGTCGCACAGGTCCAAGAGTGGATGGGCGCACACGCCAGCCACGCGACCATCGGCCACATGGGCCCGGTCACACAGGAGTTCATCGCCAAGCAGGCCACCATGGCTCCGTGCTCGATTGTCACGGTGGCGGATGGACAGTCGTACCGGCTCGGGCACGGCATGACGATCCAGTGTGTGGTGACCTGGGGCTGGTACATCGTCGTGCGCGGGGTGATGAGCGACCGGAGTTCCAACTCCATCAACTTCATCGGCGAGGCGCAGCGCTTCATCTACGCGGATGTTTTCCGCGACGCCGACCCAGACAAGATTTTCAGCAAGCCGCCCGCCGCCGATAGTGTTCGCTTTCGTTCGCGATACCTCGACAAGGACGAGAAGACCGCCTACACGGTCTACGGTCTCCAGTGGCAGCAAGAGATCTCGCTCGGCGCGGCTGGTCGCGAGCGCGAAGGCGATGGGGTCCTGCTCCTGATCAGCGGCACCGATGAATACCCAGGCGAACCCAACGGGGATGAAGTTCCATTCGAGGTGACATGATGGCCAAAACACCACCCAAGCGAATTCAGATCAAGCCCATGATGGTCGACGCCGGCCGAGGGCCACAGCTGGCGACGATTCCGTACCCGTCAATTGTCGGCGGGCGCCGTCGCGTGCTGCCCCCCGAGGGGGCCGAGGTCTCGCTCGATGGCGCGGACGGGTCGTACTGGCAGCGGATGATCAACAACAAGTCGGTCGAGGTGGTCGAGCCGGGCAAGCCCGATGAGTCACCCAAGGCTGATCGCAGCAGCAAGAAGGACGGAGAGAAATGAGCATCCTTGTTCCAGGCGGACGCTACACAATCAGCGATCTACGCACGGGGAGCTTGTTCACCGCGAACAAGATCCTGGTGTTCGGGATCAAGACTTCGGCCGGCTCGCTCGCCGTCAACACCCCGACGCGAGTGTTCTCGGCGGATGAAGCGGCAACGCTCGCAGGCCGTGGCTCGCAGGCTCACCAAGAGGCGATCGGCGTGTTCCAGGCCAACCGGAACGCCGACGTGACGCTCGTGCTGATGGCGGCCCCGGCCGGCGTGGCCGCGACTGGCACGGTCACCTACGCGGGCGCTGCGACCACGGCGACGCCGATCATCTTGCAGGTCGAGGATCAGTCGGTCGTCGTCGAGGTCGCCATCGGCGACACCGCGGCCACGATCGCAGCCGCGGCCAACGCCGCGGTCAACCTCTACCTCGACCTGCACGTGACGAGCACCGTGCTCGTGGCCGTGCAGACGTTTACGGCTCGCAGCATCGGAGCGCACGGCAACCAGGTTCGGTTCCGCGTGCTGCAGAACAGCCCCGGAGTCACGGCCACGGTGGTCGCGATGGCGAGCGGCACCGGCGATCCAAGCCTCACCACCGCGATCGCGGTGCTCGGTGGCACTCGCTACAAGTATTGGGTGCTCCCCGACACGGCGGCGGCCAACCTCACGGCAGCGATCGCCGAGCTCGACGACCGCTGGACCGAGTCCCGGCAGATCGACGGTCACGCTTTCATCGGCCGCCGAGACACGGTCGGCACCCTGGCGACGCTCGGTCTCGGGGAGGACACCAAGCACATCTCGATCTTCGGCGATCCCTACGTGCCCGCGAATCCGTGGACGTGGGCTGGGCGAATCGCGGGTCTGCGGGCGACCGTCGAGAACCCGAAGCTCACCCTCTACGTGCTCGACATCCCCGGCCTGGTCGCCCCCGACGAGACCGAGTACCTCCAACCGTCCGACCAGCAGACGCTGCTCTCGAGCGGGATCGCCACCTTCCACTTCGTGAGTGGGCGGCCTCGCGTGCAGCGGATGATCACGCTGTACAAGACCAACGGTCTCGGCCAGCCCTCGGAGGTCTTCCAGGACGCCGAGACCAAGTTGACCGCCGGCGAGATCCGCCAGCTCCAGCTCACCGCGCTCCAGCCCTACATCGGCAAGGTGCTGGTCGACGACATCGGTGGGGTCCAGTACGACACCGCCACCGCCGACCAGGTCATCGACGCCGAAGGCATCCGGCAGGTCATGATCTCGCTCAACCGCGAAGTCTTCCAGGCCCGGGCCTGGACGGACAACGCGGACTACTACGAAGCGAATCTCGAGGTCGTGCGCTCGGGCGCGAACGAGCTGACCATCAACACCAGCCCGCCAATCCCGGGCACCAACTACGTCAACACCGGCACGATCGACATCGTGACCGCCTTCAGCGTGCAGGGATAATCAGCCATGACCGCGCGACTCATCAGCGATGTTCGAGCAGTTGTGATCGGCACCCGCAAGGTGCTGGTCAAAGACGGGACCGCTTCGGTCAACTTCGGCGGCTTCACCAACACGCCAGTGCTGGCGGGACAGGAAGTCGTGGGCTCGACGCGCCAGGGCACGGCCGCCGAGATCTCGCTCACCTGCGCGGTCGAGGCGGGGACGGATATCGTCGCGGCATTCACCGCCGTCAACGTCGACATTCGCGTCCAGACCGACACCGGCGACGAGTGGTTGATGCGTGCGGCGTTCAACACGGACCCTCCGTCGTTCTCGGGTGGGTCGGGCGACGTGGCGATCACGTACAACGGCAAGCAGGTCCTGCAGACCAAGGCAGGTAGCTGAGCCCATGGCCGATGCCGCCAAGCTCTACGCTGCGTTTCGATCGGTGTGCCCGGTCGACGAGAACGGCGACTTGCTGCTGCCGCTCGAGCAGATCGAGGACGGCGGCCGGGGATGGTTCGCTATCGCCAACTCGGTCGCGACCGTGGCCGCACCAGCGACCGACACCCTCGAACCGTACGAGGTGGACCTGGTCCCGATCGCGCCGCGCATGGCCCCCGACGGCGGCGAGATCCAAGAGTCCGAAGACGAGCGGCCGACCAAGATCAAGATCCGCGGCTGGACTGCCGCGGATCTCTGCGTGGCCGAGCACGGCAGCGACAAGTTCATGCACGCCGTGTTCGCCCGAGCCGTGGGTGTTGATCTCGACACCGTCGAGTGGCGCATGGATCTGAGCGACGTCGAGGGAGGGACCGCCCTGTGCGTGCAGGCAACCGGGCGCGATGCGGCCGAGATCTGCCGGAACATCTACTTCGAAGGCGGCGGCAGGCAGCTCCTCGCGGGCACGCCCGAGCTGGCGTGGGTCGAGGTCGCGCGGACGCTGCTCACAGAGATCGACGGGACCGTGGCGCGGGTCAAGTGCCGAACGCCTGGCGTCGGAGTGCTGACGATCGGACCGCTCTCCGCCGGCCACTTGCGACTGCATACTGGAACCGCGGCACGCGAGCGGAGCGAGTGGAAGGGGCGCCTGGTAGCGCTGGCCAAGGCGAGCGACCGCCCGCTCGGCATGATGCTCACTCTCCGTCCCGAGGATGCGATCCACGCGTGGGACGCCTTCGAGGCTCTCAAAAAAAAAGCGGGACAGCGGCAGAACACCGCAATCGGTGCGCGACTCTCTTCCACGTCTTCGGCGGCTGGCGGCCCGAAGACATCGACGACCTGACGCTCGCCGAGATCTCCACCTACGCACTCGCGGCTGAGCACCAGCGAGCTCGCACCGCCCACGCCAACGCTCACGCTCTTACAGCCGTTCTCGCGGCACTACTCGGAAGGCGGCGATAGATGGCCACGATCAACGTCATCCTCCAAGCCAAGGCGAGGGACAAGGGCGTCCACAAGTGGCTGATGGCGGCGACCAAGCTCGCCGACGGATTCGCGGATTCGGTTGGCCGCGCGAAGGGGGCGATGGGCGGGATGGGCAGCGGGCTCGGCTCGCTCGCTGCAGCTGGTCGTGGCCGCGGAGGCGGGACAACGCGAGCTGGGGGCGGGGGCGGTGGCGGTCGCGACACGGCTACCAGCTTCGACAAGTCGATGCGATCCGCCCAGCGGTCGCGGGAGCAATCCGCTCGACAGGAGTCGCGAGATGCCGAGCGCCAGGTAGCCATGCTCGCGCGAGCTGGCCAGCAACGCGTCCGCGCATCGCAGCGAGCGGCCAAGAACCTCGACACGCTGAGCGCCGCGCAGCTGCAGGAGATCGAGACGCAGCGCGAGATCACGGCGCGCCGCCGCCGATCCGCTCGCAACTCGGCCCGCGAATCACTGGGTGCTGACTCATCGAAGCCGGGCCGAGCCCAGATGGGACCGTTCGGCAAGCTCGAGTTCGCCGAGAATCTGGCCCAGGCCGGCGGGGAGTTTGAACAGTTCGGCTCGAAGGTAGAGCAGGGGATCCGCGGCAGCTTCGACGCCTTCAAGGACTACGAGAAGAAGGTCGCCGAGATCGGCACGATCACCGAGGCGGTGACGCTCGATCAGATCGACGCGATCGCCAAGGCAGCCATCAGCGAGTTCGGGGGCGCGCCGATCAAGCAAGCCGAGGCGCTGCAGAAGGTCATGAGCATGGGAGCCGCAACAGCGGCCGAAGCTCAGGCGCAGTTGATGCAGGCGAACAAGCTCGGGATCGCTGGCTCGGCAAGCGTCGAGGACTCGGTTATCGCGATCTCGAAGGCGATGGCCAACTTCAATGGCGTGGATGCCCGCGAGACCGCGGATGCGATCTTCGCCGTCACGCAGGCGAGCTCTGCCGAGGTCGGCGATCTGGCGCAGGCGCTGCCCCGAATCGCTGCGGGAGCTTCGGCGGCCGGGCTCACGCTGCAAGAGACGGTCGGCACGATCGGCCAGCTGTCGAACAAGCTGCCCGACGCGAATCAGGCCGTGACCGGCATGATTCAGATGCTGTCGAACATCCAGAAGCCGACCAAGCGCGCGCGCGCTGAGGCGAAGCATCTTGGTATTGACTTCAGCACGGCTGGCATCGAGGCGGCTGGCGGCTGGGAGCAGTTCTTGCTCAAGCTGCGCGCTTCCAAGAACTTCGACGAAGACACGTTGGCCAAGCTGTTCGACAGCTCGGAGGCTCGCATCGCCGTTGCTGCAATCACCGAGGACATGGAGGGCCTGCACAAGAACCTCGACGCGCAGACGATGGCCGCGGGCGGGAACGACAAGGCCTACGAGAAGATGACCGACACCGCGGCGCACAAGGCAGCGCTAGTCGAGGGTCAATTTGAAATGTTGAAGATCCAGGCTGGTGAGCAGCTGATGCCGGTGCTCTTGGCTCTGGGCGACACGTTTGGCTCGGTCATCATGAGCGTGCAGGATTGGGTCAAGGAGAATCCAAACCTCGCGGCGACGATCGCCAAGGTCGCGGTTGGGACAGTCGTCGCCGCGAAGGCGGCTGGCGTCCTGATCAGCGCCTACTCGATGTGGCAGACGATCTCCGCGGTGTCGCAGCTCGGGAACATGAAGCTCGCCACGGCG